GCAGTAACAGCCACTACAATTACCTCAGGTATTACTACAGACGTAGCAATCACCAACCCATCACAAACTAAAAATGATATCACAACAGACTTGTATGCGGCACGTGCCGTTGTACGTGATCTTGGTAACATTGATCCAGCAGAAATTGGACGTGCATTGGGTAAAGCAGTTGCAACTAAATTTGATTCAGACGTTTACGCGGCATTAGATTCAGCAACAGCTTCAACTACAGACAGTGTTCCTCTTTCAGTAGATGACATGTTTGACGCAGTAGCACAAATCCGTAGTGCTGGAGAATCAGGCCAGTTGTTTGGTGTTTTATCACCAAACCAAGGCACAGTTCTTATGAAAGACATTGGCACAGCGGCTTACGCTGGCGGTGACTTCCAGTCAGAAGCATTACGTACAGGTTACATTGGTAACATTGCTGGCGTTCAAATGTTTATGTCTTCTAACGTTGGTGTAGGAGATGCTGGCAAAGCTGGTTACATCTTTGGCACAGACGCTATGCGTATTGCTATGCAACAGAACGTTTCTGTTGAAGTAGCTAGACGTGCTGAAGCAGTTGGTGTTGACGTTGTAGCATCACTTATGGCAAAACCAGGGCTTGTTGACGCAACCCGTGCAGTTAGACTAATTAACGTTTAATTGAAATAATGGAGAGGGTAATAACCCTCTCCTACTAACTGGAGATTAAAGATGGCATTTGCATCACAAGATAATTTACATGATTACACACCAGAGGTCTTTGGCCAAGGTGTAGATGATTGGACAACAGAACTTGCTCTTGCTGAGACTGACGTGATTAATTTAATCAGGATTAGGTACTGGAACAAGTATGAGACTCCATCATTGTTTAACTCTGCTAGATTAACAGAATCTCAATGGACTAAGGCTACTGTCTATAAAGCTCTATACAGTTACATACTACCTAAACTATCAACATTTAGACCAGAGGGTGATCCATTTATGAATCAACTTTCTTTTTACAAAGAACGTTTTGAAGAAGAATTTGAATTACAATTTGGTGTAGGCATCTTATATGACAAGGACGGAGACGGAGTTGTTGAAGATGGTGAGATTGATAGGATTGATTTAAACAGGTTGTACAGATAATGGCAAGAGAAGATATAGTCAAACAGTTTGTAACTGAACTCAAAGCAATGAAGTCAGTCAAACTTGGCAGAGTACAGAGAGATCCTATTATAATTTCTGAATTACCAAAAACAGGCTTTCCAGCAGTATATGTTGAAACCACTGATGAAGACAGAGAAAACATCACAATGGGCCCAACAAGACTGATGAGAAGTATTATGCAGATAGCCTGCGTAATAGTTGTTGGTGGTAAAGAAAGAGATAGGCAGAGAAATATCATTGTAGACAATATTGAGACGCATATTGCACTTGATAAGACTCTAGGAGGTTTTGCAAAGGATTGCAATTTAACCAGAATTGAACTAGTAGAAATAGGTGAATCTGAGCCTTATGCTAGTTGTAGGGCAATATTCACTGTTGAATATTGTTTTAATATCTAAACTAAAGAGGTAATAAACATGACATGCTATACAGGAACAACAGGCGCTTTAGAATTCACCGTTGACGGTGGTTCTGCGGAAAAGGTTGCTGAGCTTACAAGTTGGTCAATTACTCATACTCAAGAAACTTTAGACAACACTGTAATGGGCAACTCATACCGCTCATTCTGTGGTGGACTTAAATCTTGGGAAGGTAGTTGTGAAGTTATTTGGACTAGTGAACAGGACTCAGCTCATTCAGTTGATGAAGTGTTTGCAATTGGTTCAACTGGCTCCATCACTGCTTATTGGGATGACAACGCAACACCAGCTAATGATTTAAAAGCTAGTGGAAACTGCATCATCACAAGTATTGAGTACGGTGTAACAACAGGTGAACTTGCAACAGCAACAGTTAACTTCCAGGGAACTGGCGCATTAACTATTGACGCAACAACAGCGGCATAACAAAATAGGATAGGGCAGTGGCAGAATCTGACAGAACTATAAAACAGTTGAAGACAGCAATTGACACTGACCTGTCCACTTTTGTACAAAAATATATTGTAGAATTAAAAGCAACCACCCCCGTAGCAACTGGCAGAGCCAGGAATGGTTGGGTTAATTCTTATAAAAAAGGCAAGGTAGGATCAAGTGGTACGTACCCAATAGCGGTAAACAATGTACGCTATTCAGGCATCTTAGATGATGGATGGAGTCAACAAGCACCACGTGGAATAGTCCAACCCGCATTACAAAAAACAAGGAAAAGATAATGAAGAATCCAGTATTACAAAAAGCAAGTGCTCACTTTAAGGAGCAACTTGGAGCAGGTCTCAAATCAATTAATGTTGAAGCATGGGACACAGTGATATATTTTAAACCAATTATGTCACTAAAAGAATAAACAAAGATATTTGAATTACATAACAAGGGTCAACTTGTTGAAGCATTAGTGCAAACTTTAATTGTAAGAGCAAAAAATGAAGATGGCTCAGCAATGTTTTCACAAGGTGAAACTGCATTTCTTATGAATGAAGCAGACCCTGAAGTTGTTACACTTATTGTTACAACAATGAACAAGGCTTCTGATGAGGCTGAGGAAAGCCTGGGAAACTAACTGAGGACGCAGATACACTATTCCTATTCAGGTTAGCAGAACAATTTGGGCAAACTGTAGAATGGGTATTAGAAAATGTGTCCACTCTAGAGTTAAAAGGTTGGGCTAAATATTACAAATACATAGCTGACCAACAAAAACAGAAAGCTGGTACCAGGGGGAGAAGAAGATAGAGCATGGCAACTGATTATAACATTAAGATTAATGCTGAAGATAACACTAAAGGTGCTTTTAGCTCAATTAACTCTGGTTTAGGTGGCTTAAGCCTAAGTGCAGGAAAAGTTAAAGCGGCTTTTGCCGCGGCGGCGGCGGCGTTTGCTGTTGGTGCCGTAATTGGCAAAGTAACTGAAACAATTGACAGCATGGATAACCTTGCAAAGAGTGCAAGAGCGGCTGGGGCAACAGCAAGCAATGAAGCCTTCCAGGGCTTCCAAGTTATGAAGCAAGCAATGAATGAGGCTGGTATTGACGCTGGCACATTTGACAGAGCAATGCTTCAAACTACAAACAGATTACAAAAAGGTATTGAAGGACAAAAGAGTTTTGCGGCAATCACTGACAAACTTGGTAGCAGTATCAAGACTGCAAATGGTGAAATAAAAGCAGGACCAGAACTGCTAACAGAAATGATCAATGCTCTTAATAAGGGCACAATTACAACAGATGAATTTTCTAAAGTTGTAGGTGGTAGAGCAGGACCTTTAATCCAATCACAGTTTGGTAGCATTAATGACACTGCTGAAAAACTAGAAGCAACACTTAGTGATGTGGCTGAAAATTCAAACATTGTATCACTTGATGCGGCAAACAATGCTGAAGTATTCAATGACAACATTGGTAGATTAAAAGAAGGTATGGGTCAGTTACTTACTGATGCCATCACACCTCTATTACCACACCTAGTAAAACTTTCAGAAGAAATAATGGCTAAAATGCCTGCCATTGTAGAAAAAGTACAGAGTGCATTTGAAACATTGCAACCAGTGTTTAGTCTAATTGGAACAGTCCTAACAGACATAGTATTTCCAATTATGCAAAAAGTATTTGAAGTTCTAGGCTTTATTGCAGAGGCTATAACACCACTAGTTGACAGTGCTATACCAGGATTGAAGTCAGCATTTGAAGGTATTAAAGGTATTGTAGAAGAGATTGTAGGCTTTTTTAGTGGCGTAGCTGAAAGTTTAACAAACATTAAAAACAAAGCAGTAGAATTAAAAGATAGTGTTGGTGGCGTATTTACAGATATGGCAGAACAAGCCAAAAGTAAAGCCAAAGACATGAAAGACGGCGTGTTGAATATGTTTGGTTTATTGAAAAAAGACGCAGTTGACCAATCAATTATTCCAGACATGGTTAAAGCAATCATTGACTGGTTTAAGATACAAGATACAGAAGTTACTAGAATAACAAGCAAAACAGTAGATGGTGTATTAGGAAGTTATAACAGAATGGAAACTGGTGTTACTGCTTCAACACAGAGAATGGCTACTCAATCAGGAGAATTTAGTAAAACAATAGAAGATGATTTTGCCAGCACATTAGAGAACGCACTCAGTGATGGTAAACTTTCACTTTCAGATTTTGAAGGCTTCTTCAGATCTTCAATGACAAAATTAATTACACATGCACTATCAGGCAGTAATGGTATTGGTGGCGCATTTGGAAGTCTATTTGGTGGCGGAGCAGGCGGTGGTCTCTTTGGCGGACTAGGTAGTATGTTTAGTGGCATCTTTGGAGGCGGTGGAGGCGGTGGTCTCTTCAGTAGCATAGGTAGTTTGTTTGGTGGCTTCTTTAGCCAAGGTGGATACCTAAGTGCAGGTAAAGTTGGTATTGTTGGTGAGGCTGGTCCTGAACTTATTAGTGGACCTGCAAACATTACACCA